GTTGAACTCGTTGCCGGTTGGCCGAATGGCTTCTCGGTTTCGAGCTCACCAAGTATAGTACGGAGGGGATCCGCCTTCTCTTAACCCTTTTGACGGGGTTGAGAGGGGTGGTCCTCCCCCCAGTGCTAGACTTGGAACCAATTACCCAGCAGTGGGGTGGTAGTGACCCGATCTCGGATCGGGAACTACGCCACGCTGCCCGGAAATTGGGGATCCGCCGCCTTCCTGCAGAGTTCCGCCGATTCCATATGTCGACAAAAAGAGGCCCAATAGGTCAGGCGCTCTTAACTTCGGTGACAGAGCTCACGCTCTTGCCCGCAGAACTACTCAGCGATATAAAGCTGGTAGGCGGGGAGAGCCTGTGCAAAATCATCGAAGCTCTTAGAGCGCCGCGCCTAGCGGGTTACTCTCTAGTCGACATCTGGTCTCGGATCTTCCCAGCAAAACGATCTCTGATTAGGAAGATCTCCTACTTCAGCGACAAAGAAGGTAAGACTAGAGTGATTGCAATTCTAGATTACTGGTCTCAGACCGCTCTTCGTCCTCTACATGATGCCCTTAACGGGGTATTACGTAAGATTCGGAGCGACTGTACCTTTAATCAGAATCACTTTCGCTCGTGTCTCCCCTCCTTTGGCCCGTACTACAGCATTGATCTTTCCAATGCCACTGACCGGATGCCCTTAGCCTTACAGCTAAGAGTAATCAGTCTGGTGATTGGAGAAGACCGTGCTGCTGCATGGGCTCGTCTCTTAGTTGGCCACGAATTTGCAGTCCAGGGGTCACCCGTTCCCGTGAAATACGGTTGCGGACAGCCCATGGGTGCCTATTCGTCATGGTGCGCGATGGCGCTGACTCATCATGTCCTAGTTCAGGTCGCAGCCTTGAGGGCGGGTAAACCGCACTTTTGGGCTTACGCCTTGCTAGGAGATGATCTAGTCATCGCCAACGCAGCCGTTGCAACGGAATACCGGGCCCTGCTATCAACTCTTGACATGCCTGTCTCTGAAGCGAAAACGCATGTGTCTGACGACACATATGAGTTCGCCAAGAGATGGATTCATGCTC